TTTTCTGGCTTCTAATATAGTATCAATAAATTTTTCAGCTCTATTTTCAGCTTTGTACTTCTCTTGACTTAGTAATTGATATAATCTCAATTCTTTACCAATTTCAGTATTTTGATTGAAGTGTTCGCTTAGTATTCCTTTAGCTTTTTCATTCTTATCACCATTCAATACCTCAAGCGTTATTTGTCTAATTAGAAGCTCAAATAATACACCTGTATTTTTAAACTTGCTATGTTTTATTTTTTTCATACTATTAATTCCAATTTTGATAGAATACTAAATCTCACATATAAATATAAAAATATTTACTTAAAGTAAAATTTACTCGTCTATAATGTTATTTTCATCCAACATATCCGTTTCATGTAAAAATTTCTTTTTAGCCGAAACTCCATTTATTACGGACTTAACTCTAAGTTTAGCTTTTTGTGATTCTTTCTTTAAAGCTGCTTTTCTTTCTTCATCACCAAGAGGGTCTCTTCCAAAAGGATTTTTATCCTTTTTATAAGTTCCACCTTCACGAGGTCTACCTCCTTTATCTTTGAGTTCATTTTTTAGTTGTTCCAATGATTCTTCTACATCTTCTGCTTCTTCTTCAACCGCAGGGTCACTACCCTCATCTTCAATAGAACGGAATCTGTATCTATCTTTTAAATCATTTAACAAAGTACTTCTTTCTTTTTGACTTTCATCTGTTGAAAGTTTAAAGATATTATCATAAACCCATTCTTTCGATAACATATTTAATCCTTGTATGTCTTGAGCTAATCTAATTTTCTCACTCCACAAGTTTACTTTCTCTTGTTCGTAAATTGTAGATGGGTTTACTAATTGTAATTCAAAGTTAGTTAACCTATCATCACTTATCCCCTGTGAGTATAAATGAACAATTGCAATTTTGGATAATTCTGAAACAACTATTCTTTGTATTCTTTCGATTGTTCTTGCGAACCTAACATCTTCAGCTGCTAATGTTGCTTTACCATTAACATTCTCATCATATCCTAAATATGCTTTTGGTATTTTAAGTGCAGCAAATAATTTGTTCTTTAGGTAATCGATATCATCAATTGATGAGTATTCTAATCCACTAAGATTATCTATTTGTGTTCCACTATCACCACCCCTAACTGGTAGATAAAAATCTTCTGTTAGGTTTTGCATATTATATTTTAAGTTATACTCTCCTGTGTTTCTATCTAGGAAAGGAACTTTTTTCATTTTATTGATAATTCTTTGCATATAGTTATCCACTTCGTTTGGTGGAATATTACCAATATCAATTTTAAAAACCCTTTTTTCAGGTGCTCTCATTATTCTATGAATTAACATAGCATCTTCCATAAGAGATAATTGTTTCCACAATCTTCTACCATTTTCAATCATAGCTTTACCATATGGTAACCAATTAGTATCTGCTAATAATCTAAAATGTGCTATTTCATAGTTTTCATAATCAACCTTACCCATAGTATCATCTTCTACATGAAATTTTACATAATTTGGGTTTGTTTCATCTGTACCTTCTAATCTTTCAGTATTGTAAACAGAATATGGGGTTACATTTACGATACCCTTTCCTTCTGCCATTTCTAAACCTAAGAAGAAATCTCCATACTTACATAAGTTTCTTACCCAAGGCCAAAGATTGAATTCTATGTTTATTACATCATAGAATAAGTTATTTAATATAGCTCTTACTTCTTCATCTGATGAACGAATTGTTAAGATATCACCATACTCATTTTTAAGAGTTGATTCATCAGCGTATATATCTAATGCGGATGCTAATATTGGGTCATTATCCATCGCATCGTAATCTCTAAATATTTCTCTACGAACTTGTTGGTAAGCCATTGATTGTGCTTTACCAGATTGTTCATAAAATGATTTTTGTAATTTTGTATATCTATCTCTAAGTGCGGATAGATTTGTTTGTTGTTTTTCATCCGAGTCAACTACTTTGCGCTTACCATCTTTATCAACAGTCACAATTGCTTGTGATGAAAATAGTTTAGTTAACCTACCGAAAAATGAAGTATCTGCCATTGTTTGTTTCTTTTAAATTATAACCTTTATTTTACCAAGCTCTACAACTCCAATACCTAGCCTTATGTCTTGGACCTGGATTATCACAATTGTGTCTTGCTCTAAATGCTTTTCTTCTGGCTGGGTCTGATTTTTTTATTCTCATTGTTTTTTCACCACCCTTACCTTTGTGACCAAAGTTTACCTTTACTACATTACCTTTTGGGTTTTTTACATAAACTTTGAATTTTGCAGTATCACCTCTCATTGGTTTACCTAATTTAACTTTTCTACCTTGATATTCTGCTTCGTTTACATCAGGTTTGTAAGTTTTTAGATATTCCACTAATTCTCTAATATCACTCTCATTAACAACATCATATTCTTCTACCTCTTCGGCTTCATTTCTAATGATGTTTATGTGATTGCTATACAATGCTTTCGTTATTTCGCTCATAATTGATATCTCCTTAATTAACTCCTATACTCTATAAATATATACTTTTTCATATTATCGAATTAACCAGGTCAAATCTTCATCTTCACCATTAATCTTTTGTGACCAAGGGTTGTGGTCGGGTTGATTTCCACCATATACAGCCGTTCCATGTGTTGCTTGTCCTATACCACCTAAAGCTTGTTTGGTTAAATCTATCCCCTCTTGTCTTAATCGTAGTGCAGTATCCCTTACCCACAATCCAATTGAGAATGCCATAACTAAATCATCATTGTAACCCTTCATTGCTTCAGCACGATTTCCGTTCCATATAAATGTAAATAATTCATCTACTAATCTAGCAGAACGAACTGTTACTGATTTTTCTCTAAAGTAATCATCTAACTTAGAAATAATAAGTGGTCTTGTTTTAGATGTTGTACTAAATCCAGCTACCATTCCTCTTTCTTCTGCTCTATATTTGTTATGCAATTGATGTTCTACATCTACATACTTTAAATCTTTACTCATATAAAATAGATTCTTATAATCTCTATCTATTACTTGTTGGATTACTGCCCAACCAATATTAGCGTTTTCAACTACAAGTAAAGCGTTATTATATTCGGTTGCCAATGCTACTAAAAAGTTTCCAAAATCTTTTGTATCTAATTTACCTTTATATTCTGCTACCTGTTCAGCTAACTCTACATCCATAACGTGACATGCTGAATAATCTCCCCCATCTCCCCTAGCGACATCCGCTACTATCATATATGATTTGTTATAATCTGGATATTGCCATTTCCAAAGGTTTCCATCGAATCCTGTTTTTTCTAATGGTTCTTGACAATAAGTTTCTTTGTAAAATTGTAAAAGTTGTGGTTCAATTACAGTATCACCTGAAGATACGAAATCACAATCACATTCTTGAGCCGCTCCTTTTGCTCCTAATAGTGTTTCTTGTTCATCTCTCCAACTTTGGTCTCTTTCAGGATGTACACTCCAATGTAATCTTATTGTATTAAATGAGTTAGTTTCATCTTCCGCACCTACCCAAGTTTTGTGAAAGAAATTACCCACACCATTTGGTGTAGAAAGTATAATTGCGTTACCACCCGTTGATAATGTAGATTGTGCTGATATCCAAATCTCTTCAATGTTATCAATAAAAGCGGCTTCATCAAATACCAAAAGAGATAGTGCTTCAGAACGACCAGCATCACCACTTGAAGATGTTGCTTTTATCTGAGAACCATTTGAGTATCGAAGGGATAGTTTGTTATCCTCTACTGTTGTTTGTTTTAACCAAGATGGTAAGTTTTCATTCATATACCTCACCTTAGTTACTAAGTTCTTAGCTACCTCTTGTTTAGTTGCGATTACCAAACAATTAAAATCATTGTTAAATAACATTTTCCAAAGAGAAAACCCCGCAGTTAAGGTTGAGATACCTGTTTGTCGAGATTTAAGGATGATGTTGTATCTTTCTTTATCAAATTCTGTAAGTGTTTTTTCTTGAAATGGATATAAGTGAAATGGAATCCTACCCCTAACAGGATGTTGAATCATACAATACTTTTTCATAAAGTAGATTGGGTCTTT